CTAAAACTTAAGGAGATTAATTATGATGCAAACAGACATATTAGCCACACATTTAAATGCTGATGGAGTAGTAGCTGCGTATCCTGTACGTGTTAAAGGATATCAAATTAAACCTGGTGGTACTGCAGGACAAATTGATTTTTACGATAACGCATCAGCAGCTTCAGGCACTATTAGACTATCACTAGACATTACAACAAACACTGTAGTTGTTTCTACAATACTTCCAGGTGAAGGCATTAGATTTAATAATGGTGTTTATGTAGATTTACCCGCCAGCGCAGGTATAACAGTATTCTATGGCTAACAAGAAAAAAGGTCCTAGCTTAGCAATTGGACGTGGTGAGAAACTTCCTGTATCGAAAGGTGCAGGTCTTACCGCTAAAGGACGTGCTAAATATAACGCAGCTACAGGCTCAAACTTAAAGGCTCCTCAGCCACAAGGTGGACCTCGTAAGAAGTCTTTTTGTGCTAGGATGTCTGGAATGCCTGGTCCTATGAAAGATGAAAAAGGTAGACCTACTCGTAAGGCTGCTTCTTTAAAAAGGTGGAATTGTAAATGAGTGCAGAACGCGAAGTTATAGAACACGGTGTTGAAATTAAACATATTCAAGCAGATGTGGATAGTATTATGGAAGATATGGAACAATTAAAAGCCCGTCTAGATGGTATTGAAAAAACACTAGAAGAAATCAAAGGTGGATGGAAAGTATTCATTGCTATTGCTACTATTATTTCAGGCGTTATAAGCTGGATGGTAACTCATTGGCTAGGAAAATAAATCATGTTAGACAAAATTATAAACATTTTTAACAAGGAAAAAAATATGGAAGACATAAAAGATGATCAGGCTACTGAAGCTATGGTTGAAGCAATCGTAGAAGAAGTAAAAAAAGAAGTTAAAAAAGATAAAAAAGAAAATACAAAACCTGAAATTAGAATGTTTCCAGATAAAGACTAATATGCCAAGTAAATCTAAGAAACAACATAATTTGATGGCAGCGGTAGCTAATAACCCTGCCTTTGCTAAAAAAGTTGGTATATCAAAATCAGTAGGAGAAGAGTTTATGAAAGCAGATAAAACTAAGAAGTTTGGATCAGGCGGGGCACTTAAAGAAGTAGATTCAAGTGACAATCCTGGATTATCAAAATTACCAACGGAGGTTAGAAATAAAATGGGCTATATGAAAAAAGGTGGTATGGCAAAAAAATGTATGAAAAAAGGTGGCATGACAGACATGGCTCAAGATAAAAAGACAGCTAAAAAAGCTATTGGCATGCACGATAAACAAATGCACGGCGGTAAGAAAACTGACTTAACTAAGCTTAAAAAAGGCGGTATGGCTAAAGGTTGTGGTTATGCTTCAGGTGGTAAGGTAGCACAATTAGCGAAGTCTAATGGTATTGCTAAACAGGGTAAAACTAAAGGCAAGATTTGTTAAGGAGAATATTATGCCAGCATTAAAAATTTTTGGTAAAAGAATTGGTGGACCTGAAGAAGAGGATTTTAAAAAACGTATTCTCAAGGATGACAAAATTGGCCCTAACTTTGATGTACCAAAAAGAGCATCTAGAGTAGACTTTAGTGAAATGACTTCTAAAGGCCCTAATATGGGTAAAGTTAATAAAGTAACTAAAAAAGAAATAGCGGTTGAAACACCTACAGGTGATATCGGTAGCGTTGTTCGTGAAGGTAACCCAGAAGCTATTGGTCCAGATATGGGCGCAGTAATTAAAGATGCAGTTGTAGAAAAAGAAATGGATCTACAAGATAAAGCTCGTAAATCTATGGGTTTTAAAAAAGGTGGCAAAGTAAAAGCTAAATCTATGGCCTCAGGGGGTAAAGTATCTCAATTAGCAAAAGCTAATGGTTGTGCAGTTAGAGGTAAATCAAGAGGACGCATCATTTAAAAATGCCAGTAGATTATAGTCGATACGACTGGGTTGAAGAATTTAAACGCTGTGAACAATGGTTAGAGGATGCTCTAGATTATGCTCATGGCACGTTTGATATAAACGATGTTTTTAATGATATAGTAAATGGTAATGCGCAATTTTGGCCGGGTAAAAACTCAGCTGTTGTAACGCAAATTGTAGATTATCCGAAGAAGAAAGTAATACATTTTTTCCTAGCTGGTGGTGATATAAAAGAACTGCAAGATATGGAACCAGGTATTATTGAATGGGCAAAAAGTCAAGGCTGTGAAGTTGTCACTTTATCAGGACGCCCCGGCTGGACTAAAAGTTTTTTAAACGATATAGGATATAGATGTACGCAAGTACAAATGTACAAGGAGATATAGTATGGGTATGGGCGCAGCAAAACCAGGATCAACACTTCCACCACAAGGCGGTAAAGGCGGAGTTCAACAACCAAATAGACCGGGCCAAGTTCCATTACAAGGGGGCAAGCCAGCTGCTCCGGGTACAATATTTAACCCAAGAAACCCAAGAAACATTCCTATGCCAGGCGGTAAAGGCGGTGGCACAATTTATCCAAAACCAGTTCCATCTCAAGGCGGTAAAGGCGGTGGCATTCCACCACAAGGCGGTAAAGGAAATATGCCTCTCCCATCACACTATCAAAGTCCTTATGCTAGTTATGGATTTGATTCAGGCTTACAAAGTTATTTAGATCAACAAAATTATAGATCTGCTACAGACGCAGGTACAAGCTTTCAATATGATCCAGCAACCCAAACATTTACAGGCGGAACAATGGCGGGAAGATATAATCCAATACCATTAAGTGTTATGCAGCAAGTTGCTGGCGGTAATAGAGATGTGTTAAGTTCATACTTCCAACCTAGGTTCCAACAAACACAACCAACGACCCCAAAACCAATCATACCAACACCCATAACGCCAACGGCGCCAACTCCAACTCCAACGCCGATTGTGCCCCCACCAACACCAACAGCGCCACCACCAGGTAGTTTCCAAGCTATGCGCGCAGGTGGCTTAGCAGCGTTAAGGAAATCATAATGAGACCAAGTAGAGGCATGGGAGCTATTAAAGAATCTAAAATACCAGGCGCTATGCCTGATAAAATGCCTAAAGGCGTGGTTAAAAAACGTCGTGACAACACAGATTTTACTCAATTTAAAGAAGGTGGACCAGTAGGACTTTATGCAAATATACACGCTAAACAAAAAAGAATTGCTGCAGGATCAGGTGAAAAAATGAGAAAACCTGGTTCTAAAGGTGCGCCAACGGCTAAGGCGTTTAAGTTAGCTGCAAAAACAAAGAAAGGTAATATATGAAAGAACTTACAATATCAATTGAATTAGCAAATGCAATTTTAGGCTATTTGGGCACTAAGCCATTTCAAGAAGTTCATCAATTAATAGTAGCACTACAAGACGCTGCTAAACAAAAACCAGTAGAAGCAGAACTCATTAAAGAAGGCGATTAATAATGGTTGATAGAACCACAGGGCAGACAAGTTTTAATTTAGATTTAAATAACTTAGTTGAAGACGCGTTCGAACGTTGTGGCCAAGAACTTCGTACGGGCTATGATTTAAGAACAGCTCGTCGCTCTTTAAACTTAATGACAATTGAGTGGGCTAATCGAGGCATTAATCTTTGGACCGTAGAACCTGGTCAAATTTTGTTAAACCAAAACCAAATTATGTATGCTTTGCCTGTTGATACAATTGATTTATTAGACATGGTGACACGTACTCAAACTGGAGCAAACCAACAAGATATTAATATTAACCGTATTAGCGAATCGACCTATATTACAATACCTAATAAGAATGCTACAGGACGTCCAATCCAAGTATGGATTAATAGACAAAGTGGCCAAGAAAACCCAACAGATATTTTATTAGATGAAACATTAACTGCTACAGCATCGACAGCTGCAAACCCACAAACAATAACTTTAACTTCAACTGTAGGTTTAGCGCAGTTTGGCTTTATTAAAATTGGTACCGAGACTATTCAATATGGTGGCGTTGATGGTAACGATATCACAGGATGTATTAGAGCCGTAAATAATACTACACTAGCCACTCACACAATTGGTGATAGAATCTACGTACAAAATTTACCTACAATTAATGTATGGCCAGCGCCAGAACAAAGCAATTTGTACACATTTGTATATTATAGAATGAGACGTATTCAAGACGCAGGCAATGGTGTTAACGTGCAAGATATTCCGTTTAGATTTATTCCTTGCATGGTTGCAGGGTTAGCTTCATATTTAAGTATTAAGTTACCTAGTGTTGATCCTAATAGAATTGCATTTTTAAAATCTGAATACGAAGAAGCGTTCCAATTAGCAGCAGATGAGGATAGAGAAAAAGCGTCTATTAGGTTTGTACCTAGAGATTCGTTCTACTACATGTAAAGGGTTTTAAATGGCTGATGCTGCGGAAATAATTAAACGATTAAACTTAAATGCTGGGGGAACAAGGGCAGATGATGTTACTTCGGTAGGCGGAAGATTAGGGTATGTACACCCTATTGATAAATCGTCAAGCATCGAGATTGGTGCATCAGGACACTATGCTAAAGGCAAAGGTTTTAAAGATGCTGGTATTGATCGTGGCGACGTTACTTATTCTAAAGAATTTGAAAACAAACATAAACTAAGAGCCAGTTTAGGTGGTGATGCTAAAGGTGTTAATGAAGGCAGCGTTACATATGAAATTCCTTTTAAAAAAGGTGGCAAAGTTAAAAAAGCTTCTGCCCCTAAAGTTCGTGGTCATGGCATTGAGAAGAAGGGTAAGACCAAAGGTAGGTTTGTTTAATGCCAATTAAGTACTCAAGCGGTAAAAATGCCATATCACAATGTGATCGTTGTGGGTATAGGTTTAAACTAAGTCAGCTAAGACGCTTAGTTATTAAGACAAAAAATGTTAATATACTGGTATGTCAAGAATGCTGGGAACCGGATCAACCGCAGTTATCACTAGGTTTATACCCAGTGAACGATCCGCAAGCAGTAAGAAATCCAAGGCCTGACTTAGGATATTACCAATCAGGTTTAAATGGACTACAAACTATTGTACAAACAGGCCCATTACAAAGTGAAACAGGTGTACCACTATTAGGTAGCCGAGTTATAGAATGGGGCTGGAATCCTGTAGGGGGATCAAGAGCAAACGATGCTGGATTAACGCCTAATAGTCTAGTAGGAATAGGTAATGTGGGCATAGTAACAGTATCAACAACATAAGGAGAAGTAAAATGGCATTCAGATCAGCAGCAGACGGAATTACTAAACAAGGTAAAACTAAGGGTAAAAACTTAGGTAACGACGGCGCTTCAGTAGGTATCAAAAAAGGCCCAAAACATGCAGGTTCTAAAGGCGGTAAAAAGAACATCGACATGAAAACTATGGGTCGTGGTATGGCTAAAGTTGCAGCACAAAAAAGGGGATAATATTATGGCTAAGAATGACTTTCCAAAACCAACACCAGCGGGATCATTTCCACTAGGTCACGCTAAAGAAAATAAAGACGCAAGTGAATATACTGGATTTAAATATCCATCAGGTGGTACTGGCAGCGATATTGGTGTATATAAACAACCGATGCCTAATCCAGCAAGTACAGATATACACTTTAGTCAAGATCCTAATAAATTAAAGGCTCAACAACTTGGTCGTAATACAGGTACACCTCGCGTAAGCGCTGGTGATCCTGGATCTAAAGTAATTAATAGAAACGGCGAAAAAACTATGCGTGGTTATGGTGCGGCAACTAAGGGCATCAAAACAAGAGGCCCGATGGCGTAATAAATGAACTACACTCAGTTAGTTGCAGAGATACAAAGCTATGTAGAAGATCAGTTTACTACTGAGAATATTGATACGTTTATTACTCAGGCTGAACAAAGGATCTATAATACAGTACAGCTTCCTGCGCTACGTAAAAATGTAACGGGATCATTAACTGCAGGTAATAAATATTTAGCTATACCGACTGGTTGGTTATCTACGTTCAGCTTAGCTGTAATTAATGCGGACAATGAGTATTTATATTTACTCAACAAAGATGTGAACTTTATTAGACAATCGTTCCCTGACACAGATTCAGATTTTTATGGTGTGCCTCAGTACTATGCGGTATTTGATAATAGTACATTTATAGTAGGTCCAACACCTGATGATAGTTATGATGTCGAGCTACATTATTTTTATTATCCTGAGTCTATTACTACGGTAGTAGGCGGCCAAACTTGGTTAGGTGATAATTTTAGTTCTACTTTACTTTATGGCTCATTACTAGAAGCTTATACCTATATGAAGGGTGAGGCTGATGTGATTGCACAATATCAAAAACGATACGATGAAGCAATGTTCTTACTCAAACAATTAGGTGATGGTAAAGATAGACAAGATGCTTATAGAAGCGGACAAGTAAGGTACCCAGTTCAATGATTTTAGGACAAGCACAGACCACAACGTTTAAACTAGACTTATTAAAGGGTTTAGTTAATTTTAATGCTGGGTCTCCTTATACATATAAAATAGCTTTGTACGATGCGCTATCTACTATTAATAGCGAAACAACTGCATATACAACGCAAAATGAAATTACAGGTACGGGCTACATAGCGGGGGGGAAACCATTAGTCCCTACAATAGGTAGTGATCCTAGTAATAATACAGCTTATGTTACGTTTGCTAATGTAACTTGGAACCCTGCAAGTTTTACCGCAGCTGGCGCCTTGATATATAATAGCACTACAAACGCATCAGTTGCAGTATTAAGTTTTGGTGGGCAAAAAACAGCGTCTACAACATTTACAATAGAATTTCCAGCAGACACTTCAACCACTGCTGTATTACGAATTAATTAAGGAGAAATCATGCATAAAGAAACGAACGGATTCGGTGATAATGCTACTATCACATTAAATGCCGGAGCCCAAGCTAACGAAATATTAGGTGTCCATGGACATTACCATGTAGCATGCCGCGACAAAGATGGTAATTTAAAATGGGAAGAAAGATTTCCTAACTTAGTAAATGCAGTAGGTAAAGAGCTTATGTTCAATACACTACTTCGTACATCTGGTACATACACAACCGTAGGTCCTTTCCTAGGTTTAATTGATGGAGCTACTCCAACATTTGGTACTGGTTCAGATACAATGACATCACATGCAGGTTGGACTGAATTTACAGCATACACAGTAAGTGGATCACCAGTACGTGGTACAGCAGTATTTGCAGCGGCAACATCAGCGGGATCGACACCTACTAACGTAACAACATGTACAGCGTCAGCTATTACATACACGATTACAGGTATTGGTGGTACAGTAAGTGGATGTTTCTTAGTCACAGGTTCTGGTGCTGTAGATACACAAAGTAATACAGGCGGTGTATTGTATTCAGCAGGTGCATTCGCTGTAGCTAAAATTACAACGGCAGGCGATACAGTAGCAGTTACATACTCAACAACAGCAACAAGCTAAGGAGTCCTAAATGGCTCTTGTAGTCGCAGACAGAGTACAGGAAACGTCCATAACTAGTGGGACAGGCACGCTTACCCTTACAGGTGCAGTTGCGGGGTATCAAACCTTTTCTACAGCTATTGGTAACGGCAACACTACTTTCTACACAATCTATGATCCGACTGTATATGATTGGGAAGTAGGTATTGGTACTGTAGGTGCTGGTACTTTAGCTCGTACTACAGTTCTATCAAACTCAGCTGGCACTACATCTCCTATCTCATTTGCTAGTAATGCTAAATTTGTATTTTGTACATATCCTGCTGAAAAATCTATTAACTACGATGCTAATGGCGTTGCAACTATTGGTGAAGTATTAGGTTATGCTGATACAGGCATTGTTGGATCTTTTGCATCTACTGTCGCTGGCTATAACCAAGTTGTTGTTCAAAATAAAAGCACGGCTACAAACGCTTCATCTAACTTTAATGTGTCTAATGATGCGGGCACAGCAGGATCTAACTATGCTGAATTAGGTATTAACTCATCTACTTTTACTGGTACAGGCTCATTTAATATTGCTGGCGCATCTTACGTAGCATCCGCTTCTACTGATTTAACACTTGGCACCTACGGTGCCTACAGCATTCACTTTGTAACTAATAGCAATACCACTGATGCCATGACTATCTATAATAATGGTGGTGTTTCATTAGGTACATTTGGAAACCCAGGTATTAATAATATAGCAGCGAGTAAGTTTGTGCCAGGCTATACAGGGGTTACCTCAGCAGCTGGGACTACAGTTTTAACAGCCGACTCTAATTACTACCAAAATTTACTAGGGTCTACAACACAAACATTCCAATTACCTGATGCTACAACATTATTAGTTGGCACTACATTTATTTTTGATAATAATTCCTCAGGAACTTTAACTGTTGTTGATAACGCCTCTGGACCTATTGAAACAATAGCTGGTGGAGCTGCAAGTTTTGTATACCTATATAATAATAGCACTGTTGCAGGTAGTTGGAACAAGCACTCGTTTCTCCCGGCATCGTATGACTTTAATGCTACAACAGCTAATTTTGGTACGGCTACAATTACTAATGCGTTATGGAACGGCACTACAATCGCTACAGGTTACGGCGGTACAGGGTTAACTTCATTTGCTGCAGCTAACAACGCCCTTTACTCAACATCAAGTTCAGCTTTAGCGGCAGGCACATTACCCGTTGCAGCGGGTGGTACAGCAGCTACTACGTTTACAGCTAATGGTGTTATATATGGTAATGGTACATCTGCACTAGGTGTTACAGCGGCGGGCACTACAGGCCAAGTTCTTTTAGCTAATACAAGTGGCGCTCCAACATGGGGTTCAGTGCCTTCTACAGGCGCAGTCACATCATTCCAAACATCACTAAGTGGACTCACACCAAGTACAGCGACCACTGGTGCCGTAACATTAGCAGGAACACTAGGTGTTACATCAGGCGGTACAGGAACTGCTACAGCATTTACTGCAGGTTCAGTTGTATTTGCAGGAACATCTGGTACATACTCACAAGACAATGCTAACTTCTTTTGGGATGATACTAATAATAGATTAGGTATTGGTACTGCAGCTCCAGCTACAAGAATCACAATCAATAACAATACAGTATTACCAAGTGCAGGTGCTATTACAGGAACTAACTTATGGCAAGTAGGTGCTGATACTACAGTCAATGCTGCATTGTTTGATAGTTTTGCAGGTGCAAATCAAATATTAGTTAGAAGGTCACAAGGTACATCTGCTTCTCCAACAGCATTAACTGCAAATTTAAGTATGGTTCAACTTGAAGGGTATGGTTACGGAGCAACTGGATATTCTTCTGCCAGTAGAATTGGATTTAGATTAAGAGCTGCTGAAAATTGGACAGATACAGCACAAGGTACAGAATTTGGATTTTTTACTACTACTAGTGGTACAACTACTACATCAGAAAAAATGCGTATAGATAACGCTGGTAACGTCGGTATTGGTACAACAGCTCCAACAACAAAACTTACCTTATCAGCTAACACAGCATTACCAAGTGCAGGAGCTATTACTGGGACAAATTTATGGCAAGTAGGTGCTGATACGACTAATAATGACATCTTGTTAGATGCTTTTGGTGGAATAAATAGAATTAATTTTAGAAGAGCTAGTGGAACTTCGGCAGCTCCAACAGCTTTAGCATCTGGTAATAACATGGCCATAATAAATGGATTTGGGTATGGAGCAACTGGATATTCTTCTGCTGGAAGAGTAGGTATTAATTTTCAAGCAAGTGAAGCATGGACAGACACAGCTCAAGGCACACAAATATTATTTTCTACCACTACTAATGGCGCTGCAGCTTCAGCCGAAAGAATGCGTATTGATAACGCAGGTAATGTAGGGATTGGGACTAGTAGTCCTGGAGCTAAATTAACTATTGCAGGCGAAGTTTCAGCAGGACAAATTGCAGGAAGATATTTTGGGTTTGGTACTACTGGGTTTTCTTTTGATAGCACAACAGTCAATTACTACGGAATTACATATACTCAACCTACTTCCCCTAGCACTACTTACAATACAGTATTATCTGCATTTGATAATATTAAATTTACTACTGCTGCTACAGAACGTATGCGTATAGACAACTCTGGTAATGTAGGTATTGGTACTAGTAGTCCAACATCTAAATTACAAGTTGCAGGTAGTGGATTCTTTACTTCACGTTCAGTTCCAACAACTGGAGTAGGTATTGAAATATATAGTGATGGTTCTACCTATGGACAATTAACAAGTTATAACAGAACATCTTCTACTTATATTGCTTCTTTATATGATGCTTCTTATCATGCTTGGCAAATAAGTGGCGCAGAAAAAATGCGTATAGATACTTCTGGTAATGTAGGTATTGGTACTAGTAGTCCTGATGCAAAGCTAGAAGTAACTGTTGGAGACAATGGCGGTATAAATATTGAACAAAGCGGAGCAAGTCAGACTGGGTATTTAACATTTAGAGATTCTGATGGCGGTTTAGATGGTCGTGTAAGTTATGACCACGCCACCAACGCAATGCGTTTTACAACAGCAACCACAGAACGTATGCGTATATTTAGTTCTGGTGGAGTATCTATAGGTAATACTACAGACCCAGGTGCAGGTAACTTAACTGTTACAGGAAAAATATCAGACTCTAAAGGCGATGTAAGAGCAGCACCAATTAACTCAAAAACATCTGCTTATGTATTAGTAGCTGGTGACGCCGGCCAAACTATATCTATCACTACAGGTGGTGTTACAGTCAACGCATCAGTATTAAGTGCTGGTGATATGGTATCTATATTTAATAACTCTGGTTCATCACAAACAATTACACAAGGTGCCAGCGTTACATTAAGATTATCAGGTACAGCAAGCACAGGTAACAGAACATTAGCTCAATATGGCGTTGCTACTTTATTATGTATTGTTGGAGGCGCTACTCCTACATTTGCTTGTACAGGTGCAGGGCTATCATAATGACATTAATGCAATCTCTTATATCATTAAACGGAAGTATTATTCCTGTTGAATATTTAGTAGTCGCTGGCGGTGGTGGTGGTGGGGGTGGTACCTATCATGGTGGTGGCGGGGGTGCTGGGGGTTTTCAAACAGCTTCTATTACATTAACTAAGTCAGCAGTATATACAATTACTGTTGGTGCTGGGGGTCCTGGAGGTGCTACTACTGCAAAAGGTACTACAGGTTCTAATTCAGTATTATCTGGCACAGGCATTACTACTGTTACATCTGCTGGTGGTGGTGGGGGCGGAGCTACTAATGGAACTGGTAATGTAGGCCCAAATTCACCTGGTGCTTCTGGTGGTTCTGGTGGCGGTAGTAGTGGATTTTCTCAAACACCTGCAACAAGTGCTGGCGGAACAGGAAATACACCTTCTACAAGTCCAAGTCAAGGAAATAATGGGGGTAGTTGTACTAATGGTGCAGCGCCATATAGAGGCGGTGGTGGTGGAGGAGCAAGTGCTGTAGGTGCTACTGGAATTACTGGAACTGGTAATGGTGGAGCTGGAACTGCATCTTCTATAACAGGGGCATCTATAACTTTTGCAGGGGGTGGAGGAGGTAGTGCATTTAATGATGTTCCTGGTTCTGGTGGCGCTGGAGGTGGCGGTGCTGGTGGTAGGAATACAACTACTCAACCTACTGCTGGAACTGCTAATACTGGTGGTGGAGGCGGAGGAGCAGAAAGACTTGCTCCACAAACGGGTGCGGCAGGTGGAAAGGGAGTAGTTATACTTTCAGTTCCAACATCACTTTATTCAGGCACATACACAGGAACACAATTGGCAACCTATCCAAAAACTTCTGGAGCTAATACAATCCTTTATTGGACAGACTCTGGAACTTATACAGCTTAAGGAAATATAAATGGGGCATTATGCAAAAATAGAAAATGGCATTGTTACACAAGTTATTGCAGCTGAACAAGACTTTATTAATTCAGGATATGCTGGAGAGCCTAAAGATTGGATTCAAACATCTTATAATACTAGAGGTGGAATATACTATAAACCTAATTCATGGGAACTATCAGAAGATCAATCAAAAGCATTAAGAGGTAACTATGCTGGTATTGGATATACTTATGACGCTATTAATGATGTATTTTATGCGCCACAACCATATCCATCATGGAAACTAAATAATACAACATGGTTATGGGAAGCACCAGTAGCATGTCCTACAGACGATAAACCATATGTATGGGATGAAATAACATTAAGTTGGAAAGAAACTACTAAGGAAATAAAATGACAAAAGCATCCAATCTATCAGCATTAAGTTCTAATGTCACTACAACAAGTGGCACACAAGAATTTTAATTGCGGAAATAACAAAGGAGTATAAATGTTTGGATATGCTTCATTTGCCCAAGTTCCGTTTGCTACGCTGCCTCTTACTGCAGGGACTTTCTTTTTTGATTCTATAACGGAAAATATTGCTGTAGCTGATAATAACAGTCAGGTTTGGAGTTTTACACAAAGTATTACTGAACCCATAACTGAAATAGATGACTTTAACTCACAAGGCTCATTCTTTATTGGAACAATTAATGAACTTATTAATGTAGATGATATTAGAGCAGACCAGTTTAATTTTCTACAAAGTATTACTGAACCTTTAACAGTAGAAGCTCAAGAATTTATATCGGCTGGGTTTGCACAAAGCGTTACAGAAAATATTAATTTAAATGATGTGTTAGTGCCATATTTTGCAGCTTTACAATCGCGTAATGAAAATGCTGATTTAGATGATGCTAATAGTGTACAATCAGACTTTTTATTTAGTCAAACAGAAAATGTAGATTTAGACGACGTTAGAAACATTACGGCGCAGTTCAACGTAGTTAGAAACGAAAATGTTAACTTAGCTGATTTAAATAGTATCACAGCTCAATTTGTTGTAAGTAAAGCTGAAGCAGTGACAATGGCTGATGCAGCAACGATTACTAATATATTTACATTTACGATCACTGAGCCTATTACTTCAGTAACTGCAAATCAGTCTATATCAGCTCAGTTTGTAGTAGTAAACGTAGAAAACGTAGGACTAAATGATAGTTCCACACAGCAATCTGATTTCTTACAATCTATTACTGAAGCTATTACTATATTAGATGTAATATGCTATAACGGGTGGTTTAGAATAAACGATAGTCAGTCGCCTGCATGGACAGTAATAACGACACCTGTTGGTGTATGGGTAGATATAAACGATGATCAAACAGCAGGTTGGGGCACAATAGACACCTCTCAACCTTGTAGCTAGAAAGAATGTAATTAATGTATAATACGACTAAATATAAAGGACTTTTATTATGGCAAGCACCTACTCAGCACTCAAAATAGAACTCATAGGTACTGGTGAACAATCAGGTACTTGGGGCGCTACAACTAATACTAATTTAGGCACAGCCATTGAAGAGGCTATTACAGGATCTGTAGCTGTTCCTTTTTCCAACGCGGATGTTACGTTAACTCTTACTAATACTAATGCTTCTCAAGCGGCCAGAAACTTACGTTTAAACTTGACTGGTACTGCCACAGGCCCACTTAATTTAACTGTGCCCGATATTGAGAAATTCTATCTTATTGCAAATGATTTAACTTATGAAGTTGTAGTTAAAAACTCGACAGGCGCTACTTATACAGTTCCGGCGGGCACAACAACACAGGTATTTAGTACCGGTACAGGTGTCAAAGAGGGCATTAGTTTTTTTGAAGGGACACTTTTATCTTCCTCGGCTTATATTTTAGGTGGGGCTATAGAAAATACAACGCTTGGCGCAATTACCCCTAGCACTGTAAGGTCAACAAATTTAACTGTTAATGGTAACACTATTTTAGGTGATGCTTCTGGTGATACTGTTGATATAAGAGCAGCGGCATGGACATTAACTAATAGCCCTACTGTTACGGGCACTTGGACTAATTTAGGGTCCGTTACTACGGTAGATATTAATGGTGGTACTATTGATGGCTCATCTATTGGCGGATCAAGCCCTGCCGCAGCTACAGTAACTAATTTAACTGTAAATGGAAATACTATTTTAGGCGATGCTTCTGGTGATACTGTTGATATAAGAGCAGCAGCCTGGACATTAACTAATAGCCCTACTGTTACTGGTACTTGGACTAATTTAGGGTCTGTTACTACGGTAGATATTAATGGTGGTACTATTGATGGCGTAACTATTGGGGGTTCTAGTGCGGGTGCTATTACAGGGACTTCAGGTACATTTACTTCTTTATCAGATTCAGGCAACTTAACATTTACAGGTACAGGCAATCGTATTTTAGCCGACTTTACTAATGCGACTATTGCAAACCGCGCAGCATTTCAAACAAGCACCTCAAATTCAAATACAATTGTTGGCGCGCTACCTAGTGGATCTGCGACAGGCTCAGCATTTCAAGTTTATAACAATGCAACTCCAACTAATGCATCACTTCTTTCACTAGAAGCAAGTTCAACTGCAACTACATTAGCTTCGTCTATTCGAGGTTCAGGCACTTATTTGCCTATGGCTTTCAATGTTAATGGCACAGAATCACTTCGTTTATTAACGACAGGTGCTATTTCGTTTGGATCGACAGGCGTAGCTTATGGTACTTCTGGACAAGTATTAACATCACAAGGTTCAGGCGCAGCTCCAATATGGACAACTAATGGAGCAGGAACAGTTACAAGCGTTAGCTTTACTGGAGGTATTATTTCTGTTGCAACTGCTACTTCAACACCAGCGTTAACCGTTGTGGGTACATCAGGGGGTATTCCATATTTTTCATCAGGTACAACATGGGCTTCTTCCGCAGCGTTAGCTGCTAATGCTCTTGTTATTGGTGGTGGTGCGGGGGCTGCTCCAGCTACAACTACGACAGGTACGGGTGTTGTTACAGCTTTAGGTATTGCAGTTGATTCTGGCTCTGGAGGTTTAGTAACCAATACAGGTACAGCAACACTTACTAACAAACGTATTACACCAAGATCACTTGCAGCAGCCTCTACTACTGGTACAGTGACACCCGCCTCTGATACATACGATCAAGTTAACTATTTACTTACGGGTACAGTAGCATTCGCAGTGCCAAGTGGCACGCCGACAAACGGACAAAAATTAAACATTCGTTTATATGCAGCATCAACTCAAACAGTATCATGGACAACAACATCTACAGGGTACAGAGTCATTGGTACAACATTGCCAACATCTGTAGCATCAGGTAAAACTGTTTATGTAGGTGCTGTATGGAACTCAACAGATTCATTCTGGGACGTTGTTGCAGTAGCAACACAAGCATAAGGGTTATAAATGGCAATCAAAAGTGTCTTTATAACCACTGTAGGTACGGGTACTTATACAATCCCAGCTGACTTTGGCTCTTTAGTTTCAGTAGAGGCTATCGGTGGCGGCGGAGGAGCAACAACAACCTCATCAAATGGAGGTGGTGGTGCTTATGCTGCATCTACAGCTATTACAGGCTTAGTTGCTAGTGGCACAGCATTTTATCGAGTGGGTATCAATAATGGAACTACAGGGGCCGGAGGTACGGCAAGATCATGGTTCAATACTACAAATGCAGAACCTACTTCATCAACTACCGGCGTATTAGCGCAAGGAGGTAGTAGTTCTGCTATTAATACTGCAGGTGTTGGTGGAGCCTCTGGTTCTTGTATTGGTACAACTGTATTTTCAGGCGGTAATGGTGCTGCTGGGGGTGTTGGCGGGGGCGGTGGAGCAGGGGGGCCTGGTGGTGCTGGTGGCACAGGTAGCGTCACGTTTGCCCCAACATCTGGTCGTGGCGGTGGCGGTGGCGGTGCTAGTTTATCTGCAGCTGGTAGTGCTGGTGGAGCTGCTAGTGGAGCTGCTGGAGGTGCAGGTGGTAATGGTGGCGGAGGAACAGGTGGCGGTGCCGGAGGTACTTCAGCATCAAACAATGGGGTAGCAGGTACAGCAGGTACAGGCGGCGGAGGCGGCGGAGCATTTAATACTAGTACTAGTGGTACAACACCTGGTGGTGCTGGTGGTACAGGTAATTATTGGACACAATCATCAAATGGAGCAACTGCTGGTTCTGGAGGTGGAGGTGGTGCTTCTCCTGGTGGAGTTGCGGGCGCTTCAGGCGGATTATATGGTGGCGGGGGCGGAACTGGATCTGGTACATTATTAAGTCAAGGCGCACAAGGTATTATTGTGTTTACATACACAGTTGCGGAGTCTTCAAAAGGCAACTTCTTCTTCTTATTTATGTAAAGGTAAATTATGAATATGGAAAAAATAACAAACATGCTTTTCCCTGTAATAGTATCTGCTATTGCTTGGTTACTTACATCAATGTCATCTATACAAGCTGACTTAATTAATATCAAATCTAAAATGCCTATTCTTATTACAGAACAAGGTGTGCCGACTGATAGCCCTATATCAGCAGATCAAAGAGCTAAGCTTAAAGAAGAATTAAAAATGCAAATAGCAGAGTTGTCTATCCGAGTAAGACTTTTAGAAGAACACGAAAAAACAAGGGGGTATAAATAATGTTTAGCATCCTCTCATCTATACTAGGTTTTGCAACCGCAGGACTTCCATCTATATTAGGATTCTTTCAACAAAAAGGAGATCAAGCTCATGAACGAGAAATGGCTAAAATGCAAAATGAACAAGCTATGCTTATGGCTCAAAAAGGTTTTCAATCACAAGAAAAAATAGCAGCTATTGAATTGGAGGGTACTTATGCAGAAACATTCGCACAAGAAAGACAAGCACTTTATGAACACGATGCAAAACTTGTACACGACGCTGCTCCCTGGGTTAGAACTCTTAACGCAGCTGTCCGCCCTATTGTTGCTTTCACTTTTGTAGGATTACTTATATTTGTGGATGTGGCTGGTTTTATTTGGGCTGTACAAACTGTAGGGTTTAGTCGTGAATCTATGGATGTTATATTTTCATCTGATGAAATGGCTATTGTAGGTTCTATTATTGGCTTCTATTTTGGAGCTAGAACTTGGGAAAAGAAATAAGTGAATGTATCAAAAGCTGGCATCGCTCTTATTAAACATCATGAAGGCGTGCGTAATAAGCCTTATAAATGTCCTGCTGGGCTTTGGACTTGTTGTGTGGGTCATCTTATCGGGGATGGTAAATCATTGCCTGAATCTTGGAATAGAACTTTTTCACAGGAAGAAATAGATGGACTTCTTAAATCCGACCTACGTCGCTTCGAGCTGGGAGTACATAAGATGCTACCTAACGTGCTTCTTCGACAACATGAGTTTGACGCTCTTGTCAGTTTTTGCTTTAATTTGGGTCTTGGATGCTTTCAAAGATCAACACTCCGTCAAGCGCTTCTTCGCGGCGATAAAAAGGCGGCTATGGAATCGTTAGTAAAATATTGTAGGGCCGGTGGTAAAATACTGAGAGGTCTACAAACTCGTAGGCTAGATGAAAAAGCACTCTTTGAAGGTAAATAATGCCATTAAGTAAACTTGTATTTAAACCAGGAATTAATCGAGATCAGACTGACTATGCCTCTGAAGGCGGTTGGTATGAGATGGACAAAGTTCGTTTTCGTTCAGGTTTTCCTGAAAAACTTGGCGGCTGGACTGTAAGAACTATTGAACCTTATGTTGGCGTTGCAAGGTCTATTGCAACTTGGTCTACTACTGATGGTGCTAAACTTATTGGTATTGGTACAAATGAAAAGATGTATGTAAGTGCTGGATCGAGTATTTACGATATTACCCCCTTACGAGTTACTTATACTTCTACCACAGATCCTTCAAGTGATGATTGCTTTTCTACAACAAATGGGTCTAATCAAGTTGAGATTTTAACTATCACGGCCGGCATTGAAGATGGTGAGTGGGTTACATTTAGTGGTGTGACTAATCCTATTGGCGGTATTCCTGCAGCCGAATTTAATAACGAGTTTCAAATTACAGCTATTGGGGGCTCATACTTTATAACACTTCCCACAACAGCTACATCAACTGCAGTCTCGTCTGGTAACACCTCTATTGTGGCAGAGTTCCAAGTTAATATTGGCTCTGATATTGTTACCTTTGGTCCAGGTTGGGGAGCAGGTGTTTGGTCTCGTGGTACTTGGGGCTCTAGTGCACTTATACCTATTACAATATATCCAAGGCTTCAGTTTCAAGACAACTTTAATAATGACTTAATTTTTAATTATTTTTTAGGCGACATTTATTACTGGGTATATGATCCTACTTATACTGATCGCGCTGTAACATTACAATCTGTGCCAGGTGCTATTGCAGTCCCCCGTGAAGTATCAATTACCATATTTTCTCCATCAGGCCATCTTGTTGCATTAGGTGGTACTAATTATGAAGCGACAGTAGTCCCCGGTCAAAGCATAGTAACTCTTGTTCAAGACCTAGTAGACCCACTTATAGCTATTGCAGAAACCGCAATTGCGCACGGCCTTCAATCAGGCGATTGGGTAACATTATCAGGCCAGATCCCTGTTGACTATGAAGGTACTTATCAAGTTACTTATATTGACGCTACACACTTTAGTTATACGATGTTAACAGATCCAGGCGGCAATGCTACAACCGAAGGTACATATGACTATAATGATTACACAGGGGCTTACGATGCGCTTCTTGTTCGCTGGGCTAATGTAGACCCAGCTATTGGGCCTCAACCAGAAGTATGGCAACCTACACTAACTAATACTGCCGGCTTTTTAAGAATACAATCGGGCTCTAGAATTGTCGCGGCAATTAATACCCGACAAGAAACACTTATCTTTACTGATAGATCACTAACATCTATGCAATTTTTAGGTACAGCCGATGTGTTTGGTTTACAAGAAATGGGGGCTAATATTTCTATTATGGGTCCTAATGCGGTTACAGGCATTAATAATATTGTCTACTGGATGGGACGAGATAAGTTCTATACTTATTCAGGCCGTGTTGATACACTACCTTGTACACTACGCCAATACATATTCTCCGATATTAACACAGCCCAAAGTGAATTAATTTTTGCAGGCACTAACAATCAGTTTAATGAAATTATTTGGTTCTACTGTTCCGCAAACTCTAATACTGTCGATCGATATGTAGTGTATAACTATTCTGAAAACATTTGGTATTATGGTAATTTAGATCGAACTGCTTGGCTAGATTCAGGTGACTTTAGTAGGCCTCTAGCATTAAATGATTCATGGATTTATAACCACGAAGATGGCGTTGACGACGGACAACCACTAAGTGCTGCTCCATTACCTATTGAGTCTTTTATTCAGTCTGCATTTATTGACGTAGATGATGGTGATAAATTCATGTTAATTCGCCGTGTAATTCCTGATATTAACTTTACTAACTCGGATTCAACTTATGATACGCCAGAAGTTGTTATGACAGTAGGGGTTACAAATTTCCCTGGAGCTTCAACATCTACAACTAACGCAGATAATTTAACTACAGCAAGAAGTGTTCTAACTACCGCTACCATTGATCAATATACAAACCAAGTTTTTGTAAGAACCCGTGGCCGTCAGATGAACTTTAAAATCCAATCTAATAATTTAGGTACTCAGTGGCAGCTAGGTATGCCTCGTATTGATGCACGTCCAGACGGAATGAGGGGATAACATGGCCGGTTTTAACATTGCCAATATTAAGCCACCTAAAGCACCAAGCTTACCAATACCTCCATCGCAGTATAGTCAAGAATATTTTAATCTATTTGACAACGCCTTACGTCTTTATTTTAACCAATTAGATAAAGTGTTTCAGTATACAATTGATCCTAATATTGGGCAGTATATTAACTTTCCGTTTTTAGCTGTTTTAGATACAACTATTCAAGTTGCTACTGTGGTAGGAGATTCTTACCCTATTACTTTTGATTCGCCTTATTTACCTGTTTATTATGCAGGGCCCAATGATAGTCACCCTTATTTAGATCCTCTTGATGCATCTAAAATTATTATACCCAACTCACATTACTATAACTTTGCATACACAATTAACTTTTACAAAGCAACAACAAACCCAGCGACCGTAGCGGTATGGTTTAGACTTAATAGTACTACGTTAGGGACCATAGATTTTCCAGGTACCACTCGGTACTACACTGTTTTAGGCGACGGCGCTATTACCGCTGCAAACTGCACTATCATGACTGATGAACAAAACGGGGACTCTTGGCAAATTATGTGGACTACTTCAGATATAGATGTTTCTATTGTTCCAACCCCAGGTGCCGTTATAGGATCAGAACCCACAGGAGCATCGGCCGCATTAGCAATTAGCTATGTTTCAGCATAATTTGTATGGTATCATTACACTATCTTAAAAAGGACTTTTTATGGCAGCACACCACTCAGCACAAGGTTTAGCATCCCTCGGTCGTCACGGCGATTCAATGCTAGTTCACATGAGCCCACACGAAGTTGCTGGCTTAAATTATTTAGCTAAAAAACAAGGTACTAAACTTACAATCAATCCTGAAACAGGTCTTCCTGAAGCATTTAGCTTAGGTGGATTCTTTAGTTCATTATTGCCTATGTTTGCTGGTATGGCTTTGGGGCCAGGAGCTGGTATGATGCCTTTATTAGCAGGTGCTGCAACCGGTGCGGGTTTAGCGGCTGTAAAAGGCGAAAATCCTTTAATGGGCGGATTAATGGGCGGTCTTGGCGGTTATAGCGGCGCTAATTTAGCTGGCGGATTTGGTGCTGCGGCAGGTGGTGCGGGCGGTGCTGCGGGTACTGTAGGTGCTAACGGAGAAATAGGTTCTAGTTTGTTAAGCTCAGCTGGGGGATATACACCGGCTTCTGTTATTAATGGTGTTTCTGTTCCTAACGTTTCTGATATTGCAGGCGGCATGGATAAATCTATGATTAATACTGGACTTAATATTCCTAAAACTTCTATGATGAATTCTGCTAATATAATTAATCAGTCAGGCGCTGGAGCAGGATCAGCATTTTCAGGAGCTAGCTCATTTAATCCGATGCAGACTCTAAAGAATTCATATACTGGCGCTAAAAATGTAGTTACAGGTGAACCAGGTTCATGGGACGCATTTAAAAATTACTTTAATGAAGCCGGTCAAGCACCAACTACTAATTTCCAAGCGGGAATGAAAATAGCTATGCCACTAGGTGGTGCGGTATTAGGGGGTTTAGAGCCTACTGATATTTATGGTGAACCGATGAAACCTGATGGTAAAGATAAATATGATCCCTATTCAACATTAAACTTATCAGGCGATACAGGACTCCGTTTATATGCAGCCGGTGGAGATGTAAATAATAATCAATCTTCAATTGCATCTGGTGGCTTACAAAGTTTGTATGGCACTTCTGATAATTCAGGAGGTCCTCAAGCATTAAGTCGAGATGGTTATGGTGTAGGTAGATTAGAAGGATTAACTGCTGCAGGATCTAGAGCAAAAGCCGCTGATATGTTTTATGCTCAAGGTGGCCCAGTAAGTTTTGCTGATGGGGGTGATACAGAAGGTGTTGCACTAGAGCAATTAAGTATGTCTCCTGATTCAGCAAGTCCAAGTCCGGGTGGTATTGTGGCATTAGCTAATTCAGCTCAAATGAGTCCACAAGGCGGACAAGCTTCAGATATCAATTTAGCAGCCCCTCCAACAGCAACAGATGGTAGTCTAATTACACAAGTAGCTAATAATTTACAAGCAGACCCTAATTACCAACCTAAAAACCCTATTGAAGCCGCTATTGTTAAACAATTAAAAGGTACTGATCCAATGCAAGAAGGACAACAAGGTTTAGGATCATTAGCTCCAGCACAACCTTCATTCCCAACAGCAGCTACTTTTGCTCCTGCTCCAGCCATGGGTCCTACAGATTATAGTCAATCAAGTACACCTTATATGGCTAAGGGTGGTTATTTAAATGGTTCTGGTGATGGTATGTCTGACTCAATCCCTGCTACAATAGAAGGAAAACAACCTGCCAGATTAGCTGATGGTGAGTTTGTAGTGCCAGCTGATGTTGTAAGTCATATTGGTAATGGCTCATCTAAAGCAGGATCAAAAAGATTATATGCAATGTTAGACAAAGTACGTAAAGCACGTACAGGACATACTAAACAAGGTAAACAAATTAATCCTAGCAAATACATGCCTGCATGAACACCGTACAAATTGTAGCACCCAATAACGTATATAGCGTTTGGGACAACGTAGAGAATTATTTAAATGTGTCAATTAATGTAAGTGGTGGAGATTACACTTTAGACCAGCTTAAATTATTATTAGTACGGGGTGAGCAAACCTTATTAGTTTCTACAGATGAAAAAGGCGTTTTAAATGGCGCTATGACTGTAGAGTTTTCTAATCGTCCTAATAGTAGAGTTATGTTTATTACAGCATTAGGCGGCAACGGCATAGTAAATAAAGACACATTCGACCAAGTAGAGAATTGGGCTAGAATGCAGGGGGCAACAAAAGTAAGTGCATGGGCACAAGAAGCGCAAGCAAGGTTATACAAAATCAAATCAAATTTTAATACCGTTAGAATGGTTGTGGAGAAAGATTTATGAAATTATTTAACATATTTAATTGGGTACAAAACCTAGTAGAATTATTTACCTTTTATGGTGGTGGCTCTGGTGGCGGAGGCTCTCAAACTTCTACTTCGTATTCTACAAACTTGCCTGAATACGCTAAGCCATACTACGAAGAGTTAATGAAACAGTCAAACAAGGCTGTTTATACAACAGATGCAAAAGGTAATGTAACCGGTGTTAAGCCAATGCCAACTTATACTGGCGAACGTGTAGCAGGGTTTAATCAAGATCAAATAAATACTCAAAATGCAGTTATGGGCATGCAACAACAAGGTGGTTTTGGGCAAGCTGCTCAAGGTCTTACAGGCGCTCAAGGACTTTCTGGTGCTGCCGCAGGTATGGGGTTATCAAAGGCTTTAAACTATAACCCTAATCAAATTGCCGCACAAAGTATTAATGCGCCTACATTACAACAATATCAAATGGGCCCAGTAGAACGTGCAACAAGTCAATATTTTAGTCCTGCAGCGGCTGCTTATTATGGTGATCCATATCAACAAGGTGTTACTAATATCGCCCTTCGTGAAGCTCAATTACAAGGTGCTAAAGACAGACAAGCGGGTATGTTAGGTTCTATTGGTCGGGGTACATTTGGCGGCGCTAGACAAGCGCTTATGCAAGCCGAACAACGTCGTGGACTCAATCAAAACTTAGGCGACATTCAAGCTAGAGGTTCACAAGCAGGTTATGAAAATGCACAAAAAGCATTCTTGGCTGATCAAGCTAACCGTATGGCGGCTCAACAACTTAATGTCCAAACAGGCCTAACAGAAGCACAACAAAACTTGGCAGCGCAATTACAAACCCAAGGATTAAGTGCAGACCAAGCAATGAAGGCAGCATTATCTAATCAACAAACTAATTTAACTGCACAACAAGCCAATCAACAAGCTCAATTACAAGCAGCTCAACTTGCAGGTCAAACAGGTATTGCAGGTCTTACTTCTAGTATCGATGCAGCTAAAGCTCAGGCTGCAACAGCGGCGGCAACTCAAGGAGCTGAACTTGAAAGACTTAAAGCACAAGCAGCAACAGGCGCTGAAAAACAAGCGCTACAACAAAAAATTGATGATCTTAAATATCAAACGTTCCAAGAACAACAAAACTATCAAAAAACACAACTTGAATATCTTAGCAATATTCTTCGTGGGAACGCGGGTGCGTTGGGTTCTACTCAAGTGGCTTACACACCTACGCCGTCTGCAATATCACAAGTTGGCGGCCTTGGGTTAGCTGGACTTGGTTTAATGAAAGCGTTAGGATAAGGATAAAATATGAACATTATTAAACTACAAAATGAATTAAAAGGGGTACCAGACCAAGCTCTCATTGGTTATGTTCAAAATCCTACTGGTCAAGTACCAACCTACCTTGCATTAAGTGAATTACAACGCCGTAAAGAAATGCGTAATAGTTATCAAGCTGCAAAGCCTGAAACAACTGTAGCTGAAAGTTTAGTTAACGAGGCACAACCTCAACCTATGCAACAAGGTATAGCAGCCATGGCTCCGCAACAACCAGCTCCTGAACCAGCGCCGATGCCACAGGCTCCTATGGCGCCACCACAAGGTATGGCTCATGGCGGTATGGTTTCTTTTGCAGAAGGTGGCGAGACTCAACCTGCAATATATAGACCCATGACTTCAGGGCTAATTCCTCGCCCTGTAACAAATCCACCAATTAGTAATTCAACGCCTAACACTGTAGAAATTAAATTTGATGGATCTAATCTAAATAGGATACCTTCACTAAATTTAGATGCACTTCCTTCACTTAATTTAGACATGGCTCATGGCGGTATGGTTTCTTTTGCAGATGGTGGCATAGCAGGACTAGACACAGGCAATATGTACGATGAACAAATCTATGCCCAAGGTGGTATCGTTGCGTTTGATGATGGGGGGGATGTTAAAGGTTACGCAGGGCCGGAAGGCAGCTATGTTCAAGCAGATACTCCAACTTCACGTATTGATGCGTTGTATAAATTATTATCAGGGGCTCCAAATAAAATTCTTAGAGGACTAGCTGAATCGTCTGCTAATGTACCTTATGGGGCAGTAAGATCACAATTCCCAGATTTACCTGAAGATATATTTCATAAAAATGTACTTGGCGGAGAACCAGGTGCAGGGCTTTTTGGAGCGTCCACACCAGTAGCAGAACAACCAATAGCACCTCCAACTTTAGCGGCAGATACAACAACCGGTGCTAAACCAGCGGCAGAATCAACTAAACCTACTGTAGCAGATGATCCATTTGCAGCATTAAAGAAAACATTAGCCGCGGGCCCTACAGAAAAACCTAAATCAATGCAAGACTATGCAGCTGAATATAAACAAGCATTAGGTGAAGACCCTACAGTACAAGGTGCTAAAGATAGACTGAAAAAAATGGAAGATAAAGCAGCTGAACAAGAATCTAAATCTGGGTGGATGTCATTAGCTAAAGCGGGGCTAGCTATGGCTGCAGGTAAGTCTCCTCGAGCATTACAAAATATTGCTGAAGGCGCAACTGCAGGTGTTAATGATTATACAGAAGCACAAGACAGATTAGTAAAATTAAGAGAAAAACATTTTGAACTCCAATCTCAACTTGATAGACAAGCTCGTGCTGAACAAGTATCTGCTACAACATATGGTGCTAATAGTAAAGAACGCGCAGAAGACAGGGCAGCGAGAGAAAAACTTGAGAAAATGGCGATGGGTAATCAATTAGCAATAGCTCAATTAAACTATGGCATGCAAAAAGATAATAAAGTTGTAGCTAATAGAGATAAAGCAATTGATAACGCAATGCAAAAAGCTAAGATTATAGCTGAACAAAAGGGCGTTTCAGATGCCACTGAGTTTGATGCTATTTACCAACCTTTATTAGCACAAGAATTGGCTACATTAGGAGTGACTGGTACTGGATCTACTTATAAACCTCCTGTAAGTGGTATGTTACAAACAACTAAAGACGGTGTATTGAACTACGTAAGGAACGCCGCTAAATAAAATGCCTATAGTAAATGTTCCAGGCGTAGGTCAAGTTAATTTTCCTGATGACATGTCTCATAATGAGATTGTCGGCGCTATTGAATCAGATGTTATTCCTCAATACCAACAACACCTAGAAAAAACAGGTTTTGTACCCGCATTAAAAGCCGCAGGTCGTAGTGCATTAGGTGCTACTGAATTAGCCCTTGGTGAAGCTTTTAATTCTGATAAACTCCGTCAGCTTGCTGAAGAACAAAAACAAAAAGCCGCTCAAACATTTGAGCCAACAACGGAAGCAGATATTGCTGCAGCTCAAGGTATATTGCCTACTGCGGGAGCTTATGCTTCTAAATATGTAACCGAGCCATTAGGTGGTATTGCAGGCAGATTTGGTGCTCCTATTGCGGCAGGTATGGCGGCTCCGTTTATTGCTCCTGAAGCCCTTGGTGGATTAGCAACAGGCGCTATCGCTACAGCATTAACTGATTTGCCCGCTGAAATTGGTGAGAACGTTGAACGCCAAAAAGAACAAGGTAAAGAAGTTGACTTACTATCTGCCACAACAACAGGTTTAGCTCAAGCTGCATTAGCAGGATTCGGAGTACCCGGTACAGGCGCTTTAAATAAAGTGTTAGGCCCTCAATTATTAAGAGAAGCTGAAATCCTTGCTCCTAAAGTTTTAAAAGGTCAACTTACTAGAGAACAGGCTATTGCAGGATTAACAGGTAAAGCAGAATCTTACGCTCGATCTGTTGGTGTTAATGCGATTACAGGCACAGGCTTGATGGTAGGTACAGAAGAATTGCGTCGTGCTCAAGCAGGTCAAGAAGGTATGACACCAGGAGAACTCGGCGAGACTGCATTAACAGCAGGCTTATTAGCTCCTATATTTGGTGGATTACATCCAGTTGGACGTGGTGCTGCTGAAGCTAAAATCGGTGAAGCTGCCGGAAAACGCCAAACAAAATTAGACGCTATTGAAGCTAAAAATCAAGCTAGAGAAGAAGCTTTCTTTAGAATAGAACAAGAAAAACTTACAGAACAACTCGCTCAAGAAGAAGCTGCTAAGAAAGCACAAGAAGATTTTGATGCGGCCAACGCTCCTAACAAATTTGGTAACTTTGCTCCAGAAGGAAGTAAACTCGCTAAATCAATTGCAGATGCAGTTAATCTTCCAGAACAAGAATCAATCAAGCAAGCTACTAAAGCCCGTGATACCGCATTTGAGGATCTTCCTAAAAACATTGCATCGTTAGCTAAACGCCCAGAATTACCTTCTATTGACAATGTAACTCGTATCGATGATAATTTCACTAAAGCAATTGGTACTGCACCTAATGCCGGCTTCTTAAAAAACATTAAAAATTTAGAACTAAACGCAGAGAACGCGCCTAAGATACAACAAGAAATAGAAAACTATAATGGTACAAGTAAAACTGTACTAAATAATCTTAAGCAGTTTTCAAATCGTTTAGAGGACATTAAAAATGGAAATGATGCACGAGTTAACGAACGAAGAGCTAGCGAAAATCTTTCAATATTTGGACAACCCGAACCAGGAGTTACCGCAGGAAATGAAGCATTTAACAGACTTAGAGATTATGGGGCTCCAGTTGATGTTAGTGCAGCTCGAGCAAGAAAAGAGAGCATCTACGCTCCAATAGAAGCAGCCACTAAACCTACCACTCCAAACTTATTAACAACCTTACGTAAGTATGGGGGCATTAATTTATCTGATCTCCGTGAACTAAAAGGAGAAACTAGAAAAGTTGAAAAACGTGGATACTATAATGTATTTAATCAACGCGCTAAATCACTCATGGAGCATATTGAGAGTGGAAGACTTGATGACTATTTGCCCTACCAAGATAGAATGAATACAGCCGCAGAACGCGGTGAAACTTTTGATGCAAAACCTGCATATGATTTCCTAGCAGAAAAAATTAAAAATGAAGAGACAGTTTATCACTTTGAAGATGCACAACGTATGGCAGAAGCCCGTAATGAATTACGTAGTCGCCAAGAAGAGCCTAGTGATATTAATCAACGTCTTGCAGAAGAAGCTGCGGTTGAAAAAGGTATGGGTGTTAAATACGCTAAAGAAGAAACTAGACCTGAATGGGTAACACCTGACGTATGGAGAAAATACGATGCAGCTCGTGAGGCTGAAGCTTTTGCTAAAAAACATGATCTAGGTGCATATCGTGACATGGCAGAGCGGGCTAATAAAAACCTTGATGAAGCTATTAAAAGAGACCACCCTACTGAAAAACCATTAGAGTTTAAAGATAAATTAAAAGACGCTTATGGAGATAGACTTAAATTAGCTAAGGGTCTTGAAGCGCTTACAAAAGAAACAATCGGTTCTATTAAGCAAGCTCTCAAAGATAGATTTGGTAAGAACGTAGAAAGAGCTATTGAGCGTAAAGATTTAAACTTAATTGAAAGTAAAGATGTGCCCGCTGGTATTGATGCCGAGGCTGTAGCTTACTTTGATAAAGGTAAAGTTTATTTAATTGCAGATAGATTATCTAAAGAAGATGCGGGTGCTAAGCTCCTACATGAAATGGGTGTTCACTACGGCTTAGAAGGTATGATTGGTAAAGACATATACCGCGATGTTCTACGCACAGTCAATAGATTGAACAAGATGGACAAGATTGCTACTGCGGCTCATGATTACGTTAACGCTAGATACCCTGAATTAAAACCAGGTTCAGCTGCGCATGCAGAAGAAGTGCTAGCACGTATCGGTGAGACTGCACCTAACCATACATTATGGCGTAGAATTGTAGCTGCGGTTAAAAACTTCTTAATCAAAAAAGGTCTATATGACCCGAACAAATTAAGTGTAAAAGATTTGCAAGACATGATTAATAGCTCATTGCATAGAGCACTACGAGAAGAAAAGAAACCAGTTGCTTTAGAGATGAGAGAACCTCTACTTGAACGCACAGTTCAATACGCTAAAAAAGAACAACCCCGTAATGCAGAGCTTCATGCAATATTAAGAGCTTCCGGTTCAGACTTTAAAAAAGAAGATCCTAGCTTATTCCAATCATTCCGTGATAAACCTAAAGAAACAGCTAAGCAATATTATGACGATGCTAAGACAGGTGCATCTGGCTTCTTACGTAACTTTGAAACTAACTGGTTCTCAGCTGATGCTGCACTACAACGCGGTATACGTTCTGCTATGGAAGGAAGCAAAGAAACTTGGGATGCGGTTCGTCAAGCTATGTACCAAACAAGTACTTCTCAAGCCTTACACAATGAAGGCGTAGCACATACATTCCTCGAGATGGGTAATATTAAATATAATCCTGAAACATACAAGTGGGAAGTTAAAAAGGGCGATACTAGCTGGGTAGATATTACTAAAGAAATTAAGAATTTAGCTGAACAAAAAGGTGTATCTTATTCTGAAATGGAAACTTATGCTCATCGATATTTAGAAGCTAAGCGTCTACAAGGTTTAATTAAACAAAACGAAACAATGGATACCCGTGCTAGACAAATGTTATCCGAAGGTAAATCTAAAGCTGATGTATCTAAATTCCTGTTTGACAATAAAGTTAAAATACACATGTCGCCTGAGCAGATTGCTGCGGCATTAAAATTCAAAGATAAGATTAAAGGTCTTGAAAAGGTAGAAGAAAAATGGCATAAAGTTCGTGCCGAAGTATTAAAGTTTGCAGAAGATACAGGCCTGTATACAAAAGACGAAGCTAAAAAGTTATTAGAAGTGATGGACTACGTTCCGTTCTATCGTATTGAGCAACTAGAGAACCAAGCTGGACCTCGAGAATATAGTCGTGGTTTACTTGATGCAGCCCGAGATAAAAAACTACATGGTAGTGGACAAGAAGTTAACAACGTATTTGACAATATGGAGCGTTGGATTTCTTATACTATTCGTAGGGGCGTTAATAATAAGTCAGCTCAGAATCTAGCAGAAGTTGCTACTAAATATTTACCTGAAGGTGAAGTTAAACTTGTAGATGAAGTAGGACGCGGTATGGAAAACAATACCGTAGGTATATGGAAAGGTGGACGTCGTTATCTATACGAGTTTAGTGATCCTCTCTTTGTAAAAGCATTTACAGGCATTGAATCATTAGCTATCCCTGCAATGAAAGGCTTCGCTAAATTTACAAATGCCTTACGTCAAAACATTGTATTAAATCCGTTGTTCTCAATAGGTCAGCTATCTCAAGACGCGTTTGGCGCCATGTTTACATCAGGTGTTAAGAGCCCTTTTGCTATTCCTTTAGAAGTTATGAAAGAGTTTTATAAGACTTTACGTGGTACAAGTGCCGCTCACGAAGCATTAAGATCAGTAGGCGCAGTAGGTGTTAAAGACTATTCTGCAGAAGCAAGTAGACTACAGGCTGAAATTTCAGCAGGACTTCGTAGCCCAACACTATTACAAAAAATTAAATCTCCATTAGAGAAATTCTCTATGGCATCAGACAACGCTGTACGTCAAGCTATCTTTAATAGAACCCTAAAAGAAACAGGCGATAAAGCTAAAGCAATTGAACGAGCATTTGAAGTCATTAACTTCCGTCGTGCTGGTGCATCTAAAGAAGCTACATTTATGAGACAGACTGTTCCGTTCTTTGGAGCTTACTTACAATCTATGAACGTAGCAGCTAAAGTAATTTCTGGTCGTGGTATTGCTCCTGAACAAAAAGCTGAAGCTCATCGAGTGCTAGCAAGTACAGCAGCTAAGGTTGCAGCCTTATCATTAATTTATAATATTATGGTAAGTGACGATGATACTTATAAGCAAACTGATCCTTCAATCCGTGACCGTAAACTATATATTCCAGGCACAGGTATGAGCTTACCATTACGTCCTGATATATTTACATTAACAACTAAGATTTTACCTGAGCATATTTATCAAATGACTATGGCTGAAGCTACAGAAGATAAAACTAAAGCCATGAAAGCTCTAAAGAACGGATTATCTAATGCACTATTAGGCCCTAACGTATTGCCTCAAGCAATCAAACCTATCCTAGAAGTGTCAACTAACCATGACTTCTTTACTGATCGAGCTATCGTAGGTCAAGGTTTAGAGCAATTAGAAACTTACAAACAATACACTAACAATACTTCTGAATTAGCTAAAGCATTAGGCAATTTCGGCATGTCTCCAATGAAGATAGATCATTTATTAAAGGCTTACTTTGGGTATACAGGCGGTTTAGCTTTAATGACTACAGATGCTTTAATCAATGCAGGGTCAGATATTCCTAAACCTGATAAATCAATCCGAGATAATATTGCGTCAGTTCCTGGCATGTCAGCATTTGTAGCTAAAGAGCGCGGTACTAAACTTATGAATGACTTCTATGAGCTTCGTGATGAAGTATCTACAGCAGTAAATACATTTAATAAACTGAAAAAAGAAGGTACGCCAGAAGAACGTCAAGAATATAGAGAGAAAAACCAAGAGTTACTTCGCGTTAAATCCGCGGTTAACAATATGAATAACCAATTAACTAAGATTAGAGAAGCTGAGAAAAGAATTTACAATAACCGTTCAATGTCCGGTGAAGAAAAAAGAATTAAACTTGAAGAGATCCGTCAACGCCAAGAAAGAATATTAGCTAACGTAGAGAAACTAAGATTACGCGCAGGGTTCTAACCTATCCTCCAAGCCCTAACTCCTAGGCAACCATCTTTCGTAGTAACATAAACTTTAACTCTTACTCGTGCTCGCTTAGCGCCGGACTCAATGGCATAGATAAGAGGCGAGGGCTTCAATGTTGGTATAAAAAAACTCTCGCCTAATTCCATTACTTCAAACGGAAAGATCCATTCGGGTTCATCATGCAGGTTCAGATACAACTCCTCCAATAATATCTTTTGGGATTGAGTTAAGATTTAACTTATAGACTCTTGTTGCTGACTTACCAATATCTCTCCAGCCTGCGTTCATACGCTTTCTAATATCTCGTCCTGCATCGATCTCAATGTTAGATAACTTCATTTGATATAAGAACTCTTTAGAACTAACTGACATTTCATTAAGATACTTTTCAAACTCTGTCTTAGATATATACATTGCATTACCTTCTACTTCAACGCGGATAACTAAAGCTGATCTAGGTTCCATCACTGCCTTCCCATCTTTCATAATAAGAATACCTGTTTGGTTCTTATTGATATAGTCTGACAATACTGACTCATAGTCGACTGCGTTAACCTTGACCACGTTATCTCGAATAGCAATCATTTCTCCTACTATGCGTCGATAGACCCGATCCAAGTCAAAATTAGTAATGCCCGCGTTATTCGTAATTTCACCCGCAGTCATCGTAGCAGAGACTAAGTTCTCGTAGAATCGATAAGCCGTATCCCGACCAAAGTCTTCATTAAACTTAATACCCCACTTAGTAATCATGTCTTGTAGAGCATGTTCACCTACCTTGTAGACTTCTTGAATAAACATAGGGCCTGCCCAACCATAATTAAATCTAAACTTGTCAAATATCTCACGACCAAGTGAAGCGTCGTCTTTAAATGCGTCAGGTTTACGTACAGATAACTCAATTAAACGCGCTACCTCACCATTAGGATCTTTCTTTAACCCTGTTAGCTTGTCGTATAATGAGTGATTGGATGTAAACATAGCAATCATCGAAGCTGACATCTCATGATCTCGTTCCGCATTGACTGATGCTTGCATACGGATTTTAGATTTACCTTGTGAGATTTTATGGATAAGCTGTGATAAGTCTTTAGGTAGGATATT